TTCCATTTTCGGGTGAGTCGTTGCAGTTTGGACAGTTGACATTCGATGTGTTGATGGACGAAGACATGAACGTCTATCAAGAGCTGTATCTGTGGTTCGAAGGTATGGTCGAATACAATCATCGTCTCAACATCACGCAAGACCCATTACCCCCATCATATCAGGATATCACATTATTCATACTTACCAGTTCAAACAATCCAAATCGAGCGTTCCGTTATGTGAACGCGACTCCTATCAATATCGGAAATGTTAATTTTTCATCTACTTCGACAGGCGAATATATTACCTTCCCAGTCACATTTAGATTTGACTATTTCACTCTTGCATAGTACAATATAGTCTATACAGTAATATTAGGAGCAATACATCATGAATTTAGAGCAGTTGCATGCTGAATGGAAATCTGACTCGCAAATTGAATTTAACAAACTGGACGTGAGTTCAGTCGAAACGCCAAAACTTCACGCCAAATACCTCGAACTCTTGTCCACCTACAAACTCAGATTGAAGGATGCTGAGTTTAAGCAGAAAGAACTCATGCTCCTGAAGTGGAAATGGTATCAGGGCAAAATGTCACATGAAGAAGTTGTGAAGTTGGGTTGGGATCCTGACCCCTTCGATGGTTTGCGTATACTCAAGGGTGAGATGCAGCATTACGTCGAGGCAGATCCAGAGTTGGTTGCCAGCGAGGCGAAAATGGCATACCTAAATACAATTATAGAAACACTGAAAGAAATACTTGAGAACATTAAGTGGCGACACCAAACGATCAGAAACGCCATTGAGTGGAAAAAGTTTGAAGCAGGATTTTAAAAGAGGCACCGAAAGCATTGGCATACTCAGATAAAGTTATCGATCATTATGAGAACCCGCGCAACGTCGGAAAGTTAGACGACACCAAAGATAACATTGGTACAGGTATGGTCGGCGCACCCGCGTGCGGAGATGTCATGCGACTACAGATCTTGGTCGATGATGATGGTATCATCGAAGACGCAAAGTTTAAGACCTACGGGTGCGGTTCTGCAATCGCATCCAGTTCCTTATTGACCGAATGGGTCAAAGGCAAAACTTTAGATGAGGCGGGTGCGATCAAGAATACACAGATTGCCCAAGAGCTCTCACTTCCCCCAGTAAAAATTCACTGTAGTGTCCTTGCCGAAGATGCAATCAAAGCAGCGATTAAAGACTACCAGCAAAAAAATACCAAGTAATGGAAGTAATTAAACTAAGAATGAAAGATTATTCAATGCTCCAGATGATTGAGTGCTCGCCGCACGTCGTCCACGAGTTATCAGAATATTTTACATTCGAGGTTCCTGGTGCTAAGTTTATGCCAGCAGTCAAAAAGAAAGTCTGGGATGGAAAGATCCGTATGTTCAATCGAACTAACGGTGAGATAAACGCAGGACTGTACTGGGCGATTAAGAAGTTCGCGATTCAGCGCGGGTACGGTATCAAGGTAGAAGAGGGTCCGTTCGGATATCCCTACGATAAGAACTCAATCAATCATATGAAGACCATAGAGTGGTTTGACACGCTCGACTTGCCATTTAAACCTCGTGATTACCAGTATGATGCTATCTCCCATGGAATAGAAAACAAGCGGTGCATTCTAATATCGCCTACGGGATCCGGTAAGTCCTTCATTATATACCTCTTATCGCGCTGGTATCTACAAAACCATGACAAAAAAATACTGCTCGTTGTACCAACTACGTCATTGGTAGAGCAGATGTATAAAGATTTTTCTGAATACGGTTATGATGCGGAAACGAACTGCCATCGAATCTACTCAGGGAAAGATAAAGAAACAGAATGTCCGATTGTTATCTCTACATGGCAATCGATTTATAAGTTACACCCCAACTGGTTTCATCAGTTTGGTTGTATCGTTGGCGACGAGGTACATGGATTTAAGTCTAAGTCGCTGTCTTCGATAATGAATAAAGCGATTCATGCCGAATACCGATTTGGCACTACGGGTACGTTGGATGGTACGCAGGTTCACGAGTTAGTCCTTGAAGGACTGTTTGGACCAGTGAAGCGCGTCATTACAACGCACGAACTTCAAAAGAAAGAAGCGTTGGCGCAACTCGACATTGATATTATTTTACTAAAGTATGCTCAAGAGTTCTGCCGACCAACAGAGAATAGGAGTTACCAAGATGAAATCGATTTTCTTGTCACTTATGAAAAAAGAAACAAATTTATCGCAAACCTTGCAGTCAATCAAACTGGAAATACATTGGTTCTGTTTAACCTTGTGGATCGGCATGGCAAGGGTCTGCGGGATTTAATTGAGTCGAGATTGAAGGATGGACAAAGACTCTTTTTCGTCTCGGGCGAAACCAAAACAACCGATCGTGAACAAATCCGGAATATTGTGGACAAGCAAAAGAATAGCATTATACTCGCTTCTCTGGGCACTTTCTCCACTGGTATTAATATCAAAAATCTGCATAATGTTATTTTTGCATCTCCATCAAAAAGTCAAATCCGAGTACTCCAATCAATAGGAAGGGGTCTCCGATTATCTGATGATGGATCGGTGACTAAGCTATATGATATTGCAGACGACTTGCATTGGAAGTCCAAAAAGAACTTTACACTGCTGCATAGCGGTGAAAGAATTAAGATATATACTAAAGAGCAATTCCCCTATAAGATTACACAGGTAGAAATTTGATGAAGCAGTCCACGATGCATTTTAAGATGACAAATGGTGAAGAGGTTATATGTCAGGTCATCGACTGGGCGGAGGATACCGAGGATGATTATATTGTAAAGAATGCATTAAACGTGGTCCAAACTACGATATCAGAAAAACATACGAGATATATGTTCAAACCTTGGTTTACTATGGCAGAGAAGTCAGATCAATATATCTGCATATCAAAAGATCATATCGTTGCTTGTACTCTACCTAATGATACACTCTTCACAGAATATCGGCGCGCAATTAATCAGATGATATCTTCTTCGAAAAAAAGACCAACCCCAACTCTTGATTCAATATCGTCAGAAGAACTATTTCTCCGAGAAAAGAATGAGTATGATCAGGTTCAGAAAGAAATTCTAGAGTTAATCGAAGAAATGGAACGCAGATCAAATGAAGAAATTGAAATAGAGGAATTATCTGGTGACTCATCTGGACCTAGCAACAATATCATCAAGTTCCCTGGTCCAGATTCAATTCACTAATATATTCCTTTCCCTGCGAGTCAAGCTCTATTCTACCTATATTTTCAGAAAAAGCAACCCCTTGCTTTTCTCCTCTTTTTTTTGTATACTTGATGAAGATAAAGTTGTAGAGGTAATATTATGAAAGCGAAAGACAAACCACATTATGTCAATAATGCAGATTTTTCTGCAGCAGTTGTCGAGTATGTGAAACACGCACGCGAAGTAGAGGCGAGCGGTAAAACCAAACCACAGATCACCAATTACATTGCTCAGTGTTTTCTTAAGATTGCCGAGGGTCTATCACACAAGGCAAACTTCGTTCGCTACACATATCGCGAAGAGATGATGATGGATGCAGTTGAGAATTGTTTAAAGGCAATTGACAACTACAATCTCGAGACCGCCACTCGCACAGGTAAACCCAATGCCTTTGCTTATTTTACGCAGATCTCTTGGTATGCATTCTTGCGTCGTATCGAGCGAGAGAAAAAGCAGCAAAATATTAAGATGCGATATTTGACAGAGAGCGGCATCGAGGATCTCATTTCAGAGGAATCTCAGAATGATGAAGCGTTCCGTCAAACACAGGCATTTGTCGATGAGTTACGAGAGCGAATCGATATGGTAAAAGAATCTGATAAATCAGTGAAGGAATATGAGAAAGGGCAGCGACAACGTCGCAAGCGAAAGGTTGACTCAGACCTAAGCACCTTTATTGAAGAGGACGATGAGTATGGGGTGGTTTAAGTTCCTCAAATCAGGTCTGCGTCTGGCGGCGAGACCAAACGCCGACCCTGACCCAGAAGAGATCAATGTAGAAAATGCATAT